GCCTCCTTATCAGGCGCGGGCGGCGAGAGTGACGAACGCGGAAAGAGTCGAGTTTCCCGACCGCGGGACGATCGGTGCCGAAAGCTTCGGCGCACCGTCGATGCGCATCCGGAACTTGAAGGCAACCGCATCCTGGTCGAACCAGAGATGCATCGACTGGGCCGCCTGGATTCCGCCGCGACGCATGACGCATCGGTATTGCGGCAGCGAAGCAATCATGATATCGCCGACCTCGCCCAGCGCGGCTCCGTGCTCGGACACGATCACCGGCCGGCCCATCAGCGTGCCATACGTCCCGCCGTCGCGCGTCATGCCCGGCGGCACATAGAGGGGGAATCCGTATCCGGTCGCCTCGGCGCCGGTCGCCTGCTGGCCCGCGACGGACAGCTTCAAAAGCTGGTCTTCAGCGTCGTGCGACACGATCCAGATCGCTCCGCCGCGGTAACGCGAGTACACGCGAGTGTACATGTCGAGGACGTTTTGCCCGCTAATCGTGGCCGCGACCTGCGAACCAATCGCGGCCACATTCACGACCGAGGGCGAATTCAAGAAACCGAGCGGCTGGCCGGCGCCGGTGCCGCGAACGATCGCTTCATCGACCTCCCAGTTGATTCGCTCGGGCGCCTTGCTTTCAATGTACGCGCCGAGAGCAACCGCGTCCTCAAGCAATTCTTCGGTCACGGGAACCAGCGCCGTCAGCTTCCGAAGGCGGTAGTCCTTGGACTTCAATGCCGGCTTGCTCTGGGTCTGCTGGGCAGCCTCGTTCTCCCAATACGCTCGAATGCCGTCGTTGCCCCACGGGGTCGTTTCGTCGTCCGGGAGCGACATGCTCGCCGTCGAAATCGGGAGCTGGTCGCATCGACTCATCATCGAGTCCTCGGACTCGACCAGTCGGTTGATTGCCGATCTGAATTCCTCGGGCACGGCGAACCCGCCGTCGGCGCCAACGCCCTCGGAGCCGAACGTGGTGAGCGACTTCTGATAACTGACCAGGGCGTCGGGCACGACTGCGTCGCGCGTTCCAGCCGCGACGATGGCCTTCAGAAACTCGCCATGCGAATCGAATCCGCCCTTGGGGTCGTCGGCGAGACGTTCCTTGCCCACGCTGATGACCGCCGTGCGATTCTCGTCGCTGGCCGGATCACGCATGCCGCGTCCGGTCGATCGGCCGTGCGCCTCAAGCGTCTTGGCGACTTCGTCGCGGACGCGCGATTCGAACTCGGCGTCTGCTCGTGCGGCTGACAAATCCAGCGGCTTTCCGTCGCGCGCCGCATAGAGCTTCTTGACGTCCGCGGTTTCGCCGACGCCAAGATCAATTTCGTCAGGACTCATTCCTTCGTCTCGAAGAAATTCCTGCACGGCGGCCAAGTCGTCGCCCTTGCCCTTGTATCCCTTGGCCACGAGAGCGTTCAAAAAATGCTGCCATGTGAACATGACTGTGTCTCCTGCGCATGTGATGGTTCCCGGCCACCACCCATCACATGATCCGGTCGCACGCACGCCAGCGGATTACCGCGTGCCGCAACGGCCGTCACATGCGGCAGGAGCATTGCCACATCGTCAGAGTATCCGCATGCGCCTGGTCTGCGGCACAGAAAACCGCATCACTTCCGGGCCGCTGGCCTCGCGTGGCTGGCGGAGCATGTCGCGCGACAGCCCCAAGCGCTCGACGCATTCGCCGTCTGGGACAAGACCCTTGGCCACCGCGGTCGCCAAGGCCTCTTGATTTGCCGGCACCGACACCACCGAAAACTCGAGCAGCTCCCACCGCGTGATTACCGTTCGCGTTTTCGGGCCGAATCGCTCGATGTCCCGCTCGGACGCCTGGCGGATCCCGTCCGACGGGACGCGGAACCCGACGGAAAACGCCGACAACACGCCCTGCTGCATCAGCGCGCGCACGGTGTCGGGCAGCCACTCGGCCGCCTGCGGGTGCGTCTCGGGGCGCTCCGCGAACCTCATCGTGGCGATAACCGCCTTCGACGTCGTGCGAAGCGACACGGCTTTCCCGATCGGACGCGAATGATCATGTTGCAGCAGGACCACCGGATTCTTTCGATAATCCGATGCGTCCAGGCCGGACGGGAGCATGACATCACCATCGCGGTCGGGCACAGCAACCGAAATCTGCGCGGTCACGTGTCCGTCGCCATCGGCCTTCGTCTCGACTTCGCAGACCTTGTTCATTTTCATGTCATTCTCCAGCAAGGACCGGCTCGATCCGGCATCGACAATTCGGATGTACTGGCGGGCCGAGCAGACCCGACTCAAGGTAATCGAGCGTCACCATCTGAGGCTCTCCGTCGGCCCGGGTGCCAGCGCGAAGCATGGTCCCGGACGGGAAAACCGCGGACCGCGAATCGAAAACGGTGTCGCCGGCCGCGTCGGCCGCGGACTGACAGAGCTCACACGGATCGGCCGAGAGCACGAACCGCTTGCCTCGCACCACCGCGGACTGGCCCCACGCCTCGGATTTCGAGTACGTGACGGCAAATTGGGCCTCGGTTTTGGCGAGCCGATCAGCAACCCATCGATCGACTCGACTCGATGCCGCGATCCCCCTTGCGGCGTTCGCCAGCCCGACGCCAGTGGCCTCCGCGTCCACAAGCAGACGCCGCACCTGAGTCTCGTATGTGCCGACCATCGTGCGGCCGATGCGATCGGCGGAGGCGTCGATGAATTCCTTGACGGCCGGGTCCGAAGCGCGGAAAACCAGGCCCATCCCGGGGGTGACGCGATTGATCGCATTTTGGCCCGACTCCGCGATGATGGACGTGATCGGTGCGGCGAGCGCCCGCCGCGCCTCCACGACGGCCGCGGCCAATCGGTCGTCGCCGAAGATCGAGGCGGGAACGCCACCGTCGCCCCATCCCGCCGCCTGAGCCAGCGTATCGAGGGTCGATCGCAGGCCGGCCATGACCGGCCGCATCGCCCGCACGAGGGCATCCACGTCGTCGCCGGACGCGTCGCCGACGGCCTTGCCGGCGGCAACATGATCATCATCCGGCGGCGCCCAGCCACGCGGCATGGGCGGCACGATCAGCTCCGAGACCGACGCGATCGGCGGAGCCCCGCGCGGCAAGCACGTGGCCCTCTGAGCCTTCGGAGGCTGGCCAGGCTCATCCGGGTCGTCCTGCTCCGGCTCGTCCGCCGGCGGCGGGTCTGGCGGCACCGGACCACTGAACATGCTGGGCGCCTCGGATTGGCCCATGAGATCGAGACGGCGGAGCCCAGCGCCGATCAGCGGGGCGGACGACTCGGGCGTGCCCCACTCGGGCATCCCGTCCTCCGATCGCAGCTCATCGACGCTCGCGCCGGCCGCGAGGCGCGAAGATCGTTCGGCCGCGCGATCCGCCGCGTCCTGCCGGATCGGATTCTCGGGGACGATCATCAGCCCTTGGCCGAATCGAGACGCGAGCTGATCATTCAGCGCGTCGTAATATCTGCAGACGAGCGGCCACACGGTCAGTCGGAGATGCTGGTCGTTCGCCTCCCGGGTCACTGCCCGGTTCGCGTCCTCGGGGGTCAGCAATGCCTTGGGCACGCCGAACCCGGCTGCGACGAAATCGCGCACGAGCCGCGACGACTCCGTGAACTCCAGCTCACGATTCGTCTGCGTCAGCTTCTCCAGCTTGCCGCGCGTCATGAACGCAATCGTTTCGGAGCGGTTGAACATTCTGCCGAACAGCGCTTTCCACTGCGTTCGGAATGCCCTTTTTTCGGGCTCGCTCATCCCTTCGACATCTGTCACGACGTAGTCAGGCGCGCCGTTTCGACGCATCAGCCAGGCATTGAATTCCGCAATGTGCTTCGACGCATCCGAGTAGAGCGACCATGCCTCAAGCTCCGACGTTCCGCGGTACGGATTCGTCGGGTTGAAACGTCTCACCCACGTCACTTCATCCGGCGTGAACCGCCTGGTGTCCGCACCGTTTCGATACGTAAAACCGGACACGAAATCGACGGGATCCGGAATAGGCGTGACGTAATACGGCATCATGCGCCACAGTTCGGTGGGCGGCTCGCCATTGCTCGGCCCGTACAAAAACGCTTCGCCCGAAAGCTGCATGTCGCTGATCATCGCCTCGGTGAGCGCGTAGCCGTCCATCCATCGGTTCGCCGACGCGAGAAGATCGAGCAGTGCGTGACTGTCCACCTCGATCATGTCGTCAATTCGGTACCTGCTGGACGCCTTGGCGAACGAGTATGGCGCACGGACTTCGGCATTGCCGGCCAAGAGTCGTTTGGTTTCAATCGAGAGCGGCCGGATATTCCCGGTGCGATCAAGCCGACGCCGCTCGTCTTTCGTGCCCGCATGCCGCACCAGCTTGATGGGCACTGACGCCGCAACAGATGCGTTGATCGACACGCATCGGTGAACCCAGAGCCGGTACGCTTCGTCGATCGAGTCCGGATCTCGAAAGTCTTTCGACTTATACTTGCTCTGGACGTGCTTTCCAAGGACGATTTCGTGCAGCTTTCGAGCATCAATCATCGTCGTCGTCCCATTCGTTTGGCTCGTCGCCGGCGTCGAACACCACAGGTGATGGCCGCGTCGT